AAAACATCCCTCAACTTCTTCAGGATGTGTTCTCTGTCTATGTAGTGACATATATCCCCTGTTATTCTGTTATTACAGTATACCCTGCTGATTCAAGACTTGCCTTTTCAGCAGCAGTAACTTCATACTTATGCCCACCTAAATAATAGGCTTGAGCAGATTGTAACTCTTCAATGTATGGATATCTAGTTTGACGATATACGCCATTTTCTTTAATGACAGTAATTCCACGAGTAAGTCTATAACGAACATGTAGTTTATTATATCCCGCAGGACCTTCTTCTACTGTTGGTGGTGTGAAGTAATATGCCATTTGTCTCCTTAGTAAATTTACAGATAGGGCTAAAGTTTCCCTTAGCCCCACCTATCTAATTACTTAGATTAAGCCGCTGGGCGAACTGCTGATGCAGTTTGTACGCGCCATAGTGCTTCTGGACGGTATAGACTCCAGCCAAGTACGCCGTACCATCCGATTGGACGTAGACGCATTAACTTGTCTGTAACTGGACCGATAACTGTGTGTGGCTCTTCAGCAACAGCCTCAGCAAGTGCCTGTTGACCCATGATAAATGTGTCGTAGACGCGAGTTTGAGTTGTTCCTGATCCTGAACCAGCCTGTGAGTTAGGTAGACGTGGAGACTCGATGAAAGCAACGCCTTCAAAAGTTCCAATCTCACCAGCATAGATACCTGCTGGATTTACGTACTCAGATGGTTGACGCCATGAAGCAGTTCCAGTTTCTGCACGAAGATCGTGTGAAACTTCTGGGTGAATGTATGAAGCAAATAGGTTTCCACGACGTGGAACTACATTTGCTGCACGCATTTTCGCTACTACGTAGCGGATATCTTTCGCCTTGATAGTATCAGTTGCAGATACACCAGTAACAGCAGCAGTTGAAATTGCTCCTGCGATCTCACGGATTACGTTAGTTGCGCTAGCAAGAACGCCGCGAACTACTACATCTAGAGAATCATTCATGTTGAATGCAACGATATTAGCAAGTGCTGGCTCTACATCAGCAAGGCTGAATAGGTCCAACTTGCGAGTTGAAATGATTGAGTTACCGTACTCGTTTAGAGTAACAGCAACAGTTGTTGTAGCAGGTACTGCTACTGCATCTGGATCAGTTGTCTCAGTAAGAGCAGTTGTTGCTACTGCAAGATCGCTATAGATCTGGAATAGCACGCTTGAACCAGCATGTGTTTGTGATACAGGCTTCTTATCAGCCACAGCGCGGAATGATGGTACGGAACGAAGAGCGAACTCTACGAGACGATCATACGCCTGGGTTACAAGATTAGCACCGACCACGGTACCGGCTTGCCCTGCAGGCAGCGCGGCTGAGGTATATAGATTTGGCACTTGGCTAAATCCTTTCGGTTAGTTTGAAATTACTACGATTGTGAACCGTAGATTAGGTTTAGAATGTCATCAGCAGATTGAGCGGATTGAATTTTTATGCTCATATCCTCTGCCTTGTCGGGGGATAAAGCCCCAGTTGTAACATTATCCATTTGTCGCAGAGATGCGACATCCTTAGAATCTATCTCTTTCTTTGGTTGTAATTGAATACCGAATACATCAGCATTCTGTTCTAACCAACCTGAGATCGCTTCTTCAGAAGCATCTAAGTCGTTTGGTATGAATGTGGCAACCTTTGGGTTTACGCCACGGGATGCAAATACATCCTTCAAAACCCGCTCTCTTTGGGACTTGGTAAGTTCTCCTAAGGAGGACTCCAGTTCCTTGTTTCTCTTTTGCTCGACCTTTAGGGCCTTACGTAGTTTCTTTACAAGGTCTGTATCTGAATCAAATGTTGTCATATCGACATCATCCTCTTCTTCATTTTCATCCCAGTAGTTATCGCGGTTGTTGCTCATAGCAACCTCTCCCTTTTCTTAGTAGTTGGCGTACGCCGCAATATAAATAGGGGAATCTATATTGGCTCGTACTATCGGTCTAATACGCCGCATGGGGCCGATGGATCCATGTCGGGATTCTAGTTATATTATTCCTGAAATACTTCCAGCACTTAGACTTTGGGCTGTTAGTCCAGATTGTCCTCTAAATGCCATTATGTTCTGTTCAGAAAGACGCTTACGACGTTCTGATTCTAATCCTTTAAATTGTTCTTGTTCAAGTTCTGACTGGATGGTTCCAGCAGTTTTAGCAGCAGCACCTTCATAAATACCTGAGTACTTAGTTAAAGGTTCTAAAGTTTCTGCAACTGCTGCGTATCCTTGAGAAGCAAGAGCACTTACTTGTGCTTCACTTAATCCTTGTGCTGTTAATTGAGCACCGTATTGTTTAGCAGTTTCTGCACTAAATGGTGTTAGACGATTTGCTCTACGTATTGCTTCAATAGCAAAGGCTGCAGTATTTACATTCTGCTTCATTACTTCAGTACCTACGTTTGGATCCATATAGAAATCTGTAAGATCTTGTTCGTTATTGATATAACCTAAGTTACGTAAAGAACTAACATAGGTAGGATCTGCTGTTACTGCTTTTAATCTAGCAGTATTTGCATAGGTATCTAGATCAGCAACGCTTCTCTTATTCTTTAAATACTTTTGGATATAATCTGTACTGGAAAACTTGGTGCTAATACCATACTTAGTAACAACATTCTTATAACCTTCAACTGTATTGAATAGGTCTGCAGCATCATACTTCTCAGTCAAAGCATCATTATAGAAACCATACTTTGTATAGAATGGAGACTTAACTGTTGTTCCACCCTTGGTAGTAAACTCTTTATTGTTTAGATAAATACTAATAGCAGATTCTGCATCAATGCCATCTTTTAATAATGTTTGTAAGAAGTTTACTGAATCATCTACAAGGTCAGCAGGTAGTCCCTTGGCTAATAATAAAGCCTTTAGAACCTGTACATTTGTAGTACCCTTGGTATCTTCTTCTTCCTGACCATATGCAGGATTTGGTTCAAAACCAGTAGTTCCATCACTGTATACTAAATCCCAACCAATAATCTTACCCTTGGAATCATATCTAGGTGTACGACTAACTACTGTCTTAGTAGCAGGTGCAGCACCACCAGTATCAGTTCCAGGAGTATATCCAGGAATAAATGTATTTGTAGGTCCAGATATTGTTCCAACTGTTGGTTGTTTAACAGTGGTTGTACTAGTTTTAGTTGCAGTAGAAGTTGTTGTTTTACTAACAGGAATTCCACTATATCCACCAGTGGTAGTAGGTTTTGCAATTACTGCAGGTATACCACTATAACCACCAGATGTAGTTTTAGCAGCAGGAGCAGCGGTAGGTTTAGGGGCTGCAGTTGTCTTAGGCGCTATTGGCTTAGGGTTAACCATTCCTGATACCATTATCTACCTAATCCTTTCGCTACTAAGTTAGCCAACGAGGTAGCCTCGCCAATAGCCATAGGGCTAGTTGCATAACGAGAATCACTCATAACTAAGTTATTTAATTCTATTGGATTCATTTGACGATAATTACCTTTATCATCTTTAAAGTTTAATGCTTGCATAATTAGTTTATCATTTGCATCGATAGTGCGACCAAATGTTTTAGATAGTAAATCCTGTAAAGGCTTAGCATAAGTCATAACATCATCACCAGCAAGTAATTCATTCTGAATACCAAGATATTGTTTAGAAGCAACTCTTCTTTGTTGATTTAAGAAATCAGTTAACTTCTGAGTTGCAATTTGGTCATCTCCTGAACTTAATATATCTTTGATAACCGATGATACTGTAGGTAAATCTGGTTCAGATAAGAAGTTATTTCTATATGTTCCTACAATAGTATCATAAAGAGATTTGGCTTGTCCACCTAGATTTTTAGAGGTAGCAACATCAAAGTTTTTAACTAAGTAATCAGCCAAGAATTTCTGTTGTTCTTTCTCAGTAAATCCTTCACCTAAAGATGTGGTAGTAGTGGATGTAGTTGTAGCACCTTCTCCACCTGTTGTAGTCATGCCAGTTACTGTTTTAGCCTGTTGTCTTTTAGCCTCAGCATTACGCAGTTTCATGAAATTATCTATTTGAGCCTGAGAAGGATATGCTCCAAAAGCCTGAAAATAACCATTAGATAAAGTAGACTTAGCATCTGTAGGATCTAGTAACTTAATAGATGTTGCAATGTTTTTACTAAACTTAACTGTGTTATTTGCTAGATTCTTATTAGTGTATAATTCTTCAAGCATAGTCAAGAAATCAACACCGTTTTGCAGGGCTATTTTTGATACAGATTGAAGTGCATCAGTATCTTTATTACCAATAATTCCGCGAGGAGTAGTGTCTGATGATAATCCGCTTTGACGTAATAATGCCTGAATATAATCTAATTTATTTGCAAACCCAGGTTTAGGACTTGTTTCATTTCGCCAACCAAGTAAATATTGACCAATTGCATAAGAGTAGGCAGCAGGATTAGTATATACTTGTGATTTAGTTTCAAAAGATGTTTTATCTTGTACTCCAGCCAGTTCAGCCTGTTGCTGTGCTTTACTCTTTTGGCTTGTCTGTGGGCCAACTACATAGGTAGTAGTCAAAGTTATTCCTCAACCTTCAGTTTTGAAGCAAACAC